TATGGGCCAGGTTGGCTGCCATTGTCGGCTTATGATCGCGCCAGGCCTTGCGCCATTTGGCGGCTTTAGTGATCGCCCGCTTATTGAATCTTTTAGTTCCCATATAGCAGGCGGCGCGCGGGGTAGCGGGTAGGGGTGAAACCCCTTTGTAGCGTAAGCGTATAGCAAAGGGGTAAATCCCTACCATTACCCTTTAGGGTAATACGCTTGTGCCAGGGTTGGGATCGGGCCGAAGCGGCAGGCCGCCAGAAGCCCGCCAGGGCGGTCAGGGCGGCTAGGGTATAGGCTAGCCCGCCCAAAGGCTGCCACGGGCCGCCCAGGCTACCAGGATAGGCTGCCAGGCTATACATCTTCGGAAGGCAAGGGGTCGTTGTTCCGTTCCCAGCATATCTGCCCGCGAACCTTGCTATGCCTGATGCGCAGGCTGTCGGTAAATCGGCCCTGGATGTCCTGCAGGCCTGCCCGTGTTCCGCGCTTGCCTAGTTTCAGAACGAAATGGGGAAGTTCGTTATCTTCGCGGCGTAAGATCGCCGTGGCCCTGAACCAATTGGCTAGTTCGCTGCTGCCCGTGAAATCGTATGTCGAAGTTATGCTGCCCTGTTCTTCCTTCTTCTTCGGCGGTTTGTTCTGGTGATGGACGGCGATCAGCGCGCAGCCCGTTCGCATCAGGCAAGGCTGCAGGATATGGCGCAGGAAATGGCTGCAGAAATCCTGCTTCGATACATCGCCGCCCGCGAATCCCAGGAGAGGATCGACAAAGGCTAGATCGCAGGAATGCCTGGTAATAAGTTCTTCCAGGGTCTGCCCGAAGGCTTCGCCCGTCTTGACGGCTTCGCGGTAGATAAAGATTTGTTCGGATAGGCGCGCGCGTTCGGAAGCCGATAGGTTCAGCGCGGCGCAGCAATCTACCCATTGTTCGCTTAAATCGCCCAGGTCGTTTTCGCTTTGCAGGATAAGGATACGCAGCGGCCTGACGGGTTTCATTCCCCATAGGTCGAAGCCAAGCGCCCAGCGAATCGCCATAGTTGTAACCAGGGTAGATTTGCCGCAGCCAGCCTGGCCCGAAAAGAGAAGGCTGCCGCCTTTGCATAGCCAGCGCCGACCAATCAGGTTGTTCGGATCGTTGTCGCGGTCGAAGGCCTCAAGTTCGGTCAGTTCCATCTTCTGTTCCCCTTCCTTCGGCGCGTAAGCCTGCAGCGCGGCCTTGGCCTGGGCGGCGAACGCGGCGGCTAGTTCGTTAGGTTTGAACGCGCCAGATTGGGCGCGCTGGATAGTTCCCTGCGCGATGCCGATAAGCAGCCTGGACTGATGCGCTTCGCTGACGATCGCGGCGGCGGCCTTCAGGTTCGGCGAAGGCGCGAACAGGGCGCTGGTAAGTTCGTTGATATAGGCGATGCCGCCCGCCTGTTCGATAACGCCCTGGTTGCGCAGGTAGTTCGATACTGTCAGTTCGTCAGGCATCGCGGCGGCATCGGTCGCGACCGCCTGGATTGCGTTCCAGATCAGTTGATGTTTCGGTTCGTAAAAACAGGCGGGCGATAGGCCCAGGTCGGCGCAGGCCTTGAGGCTTGGTCGGGCAGGGTCGGAATCTACCAGGATTGACGCGATCAGGTTGCGTTCAGCGTCAGGGTCAAAGGGAAGGGTCAGCGGTTGGGCTGGCATAGGTCGATGGATTGGGCGGCTGGTTGTGGCAGCCTGGGGTTGTGTTAGGGTTATGCCGCGCGGGCAATCAGATAAGCATAAGGGAAGCCAATCCGCGCCCGTGGCGATTAATGGCATCGGCGCTTCCAGGCCGCCAGCGGCTGCGGTCAGTCCAGCCGATCGATGATGTAGAAGAACGAATAAGCAGCAGGTCGAAGTTCGTCTTTTCTTCTTCGTTCGCGGCTTCGATGCCGTCAGTATAGATCAGCAGGGTATAAAGCGGAACGCCGCGCAGTTCGGCCCAGGTCGCGCAGCGCGATAGTTCGTTTGAATAACGGACATCGGTAACGATAACGCTGCAGCCTGCCGCGATATGTTCGGCGGCCTGCTGCAGCGCAAGTTCAACGAAGCAATCCTGATGGATCGCGCGGCAGGTTTTACCTAGTTCGACCAGCAGGGCGCGGTTGGCTACCTTAAAAGCCTCATCGCCGAAGCCAGGGAAGCGAACGCCTGGCCCGATGATATCGCGGATAGCCTGGTCGGCGCTGGCCTTCAGCGGTTCGGCGAAGGAAACCTTAACCGCGCCGTTGATAGCGCCAGCCTGCAGCCCGTCAGCAAGGGTATCTTTCCCAGCGCGGGCGTAGCCGCATATCAGGATCAGGGCGGGCCTGATCTGGTCGGCGTTCTTCGGCAGTTCGGTGTTCACGATCAGAACGGCGGGTTAGTATCGTCAGCGAAACCGATTTCGGGCTGGGCGGCGGGCGCGGCCTTCGGCTTCGGCTGCCAGGCGGGCGGCTGGCCTTCCTGCAGGGAAGCGAAGCGGCTAACCTTGCGAACGATATGCTGGCTGCCGTCTTTCCAGGTTTCGTTAACTTCGATAACATCGATCGCGATAACCTTGCCTTCGGCCTGACCGATGAACGCGGCGAAACCAGCCTGGTCTTTGGGCGGCAGGCCAGCGCGCTTGCCCGTTGCCGTGTTGACGAACGCAGCGGCGCGCTTCAAAGCGCCTTCGGTCGAAGCATAGAACAGTTCGTTTATCTTCTGATTGTCATTCGTGACCAGCAGAACGCGAACCTTGGCATCGCCTTTGGATGTAACGCCGATATCTTCTTCGCGCAGTTTGCAGATACGGACTGAGTAGCGCCCAGGCTGGGCGATGGGCTGCAGTTTAGGCTTATTGTTTTCAGGAATCATATGATTAGGTTGGTTGGAGATTAGGCGAAGGTTACATTATCCAGGCTGCCGCCGCCCAGGCTGCCGCGCGGCTGCAGGTTGACGATCTGCTTCGGGTAAAGCGGGTAATGATTCAGTTCGCGGGCGGCGTTGTAGGCTTCGATCGCCTGCTGCAGAAGAACGCCGCCTTCGGCGATCAGTTCGCGCGACAGTTCAAAGGTAGCGGTCGCGTAAGGGTTGGCCTTTTCGACAAAGACCAGGCGGAAGCCAGCGGGCCGTTCGCCGAAAACCAACTTGTAAATCAGTTGGTAGAACGCGGCCTGCAGGTGATAGCCGCGCGCATAGACTTCGCGCAAGATGTTCTGCGGCGTTGCGTAACCCGTGAAGGTTTTGAGATCGTAAATGATCCCATCCGCGCCGATCAGGTCGATCTGGGATTTCAGCGGCGTTGCGCCGTAGTCGGCGGTCAGGCAGATTTCGGTCGCGATCGGCTGAACTCCCCAATGCTTAAGTTCGTCAGTCAGCGCGCGGGCATAGGCCAAGGCTTCCAGGTATTCTTCGCGGTCGGCGATGATCTTCCCTGCGGCCTGGCTGTCGAAGGCCTGCCAGAACTGCAGCGCTTCGATGTGTTCGGGCTTCGGCTTCTTCGCCGTGGCCTGCTTTTCGGTCGGGCGCTTCGGCGCATCTTCAGGTTCGCAGATCACCAGGGCGGCGAACTCATCGGGCTGCAGGGCCGCCATATGGGTAAGCCGACCGATGCGCAGCGCGGCGGTATCTTTGCGCGGGCTGGTCAGTTCAGCCAGGTAATGACCAGGCGAATGAAGGATCGCCTTGCAGCCGCTTTGGTTAAGCGCGGGCTTATGGGCATCGTATTGTTCGCGCGTCCAGGTAGCGGTCGGAAGCGCGGCGATCTGTTCTTTGGTAACGGGCATATGTTTGTCGGGTTGGTTGGTTATGGGAAAGGGTCACAAGCGCGGCGGCTTGTGCGGGGAGTAGGGTTTGAAATCGTGATAGTTAACGACCAGCCAGAATGACACGATCGAATAACGGAAGGCCTTATGATTCTCTTTAGTCCAGGCCGCCAGGTTGTCTTTGAACGCGGGCAGTTCCTGGGCGCTGACTTCCAGGCTTACATCTACCGAATCAATCAGGGCATATAGGGCGAACTTGGCTGCGCCTTCTTTGCGCTGCGCGTAATGCGCGCGGGTTACGGCCTTCGGTATGGCAGGGAACGCTGGCATATCAGTCGCGATAATGGTCGTTGGTAACGATGCCCTGGTTAAGAAACCAGCGGCATACGCTGATCTTTGTCGCGCCGATCTTCGCGCCAATCTGTTCGTATGTCATTCCCGTTGCGCGCAGCGGCGGCAGAACCTTCGCCCAATTCTTCTTATCAACGCGCGGGCGCTTATAACTATTATGAACCTTGATGCCCAGCAGTTCGGCATAGGTCACGGCGGTTTCCCTGGTAACGCCCAGGCGCGCGGCTATGTCGGGAAAGTTCAGGCGTTCCTTTTCGTTCATATGTTCCAGATTGGCGCGGACTGCCATAATCCTGGTATGCAGGCTGCGGCTGATGCTATGCCCGTTGATCTCAACCATTTCGCGCGGGCGGCGCTTCTTCGGTTCGTTCTTCATTTCGGTTGCGGCTTAGGCGGTTGGTATTTGTTCAGGGAAAAGAGTAGTTGCCAGCGGGCGCGATCGGCTTCGCGGCTTTGGGCGGTTCGGGTAAGTTCGTAAGGGGTCTGCCGCTTCGGCCTGCGGGCGCGGGCTTCGTTTGCTTTGTTCAAGGGTTAAAGCGGCTGGCCTTTGCTTCGCGCTGCGCCTTGCGGAACTGACGGCCCGAAAGGTTAAGCGCCTTGCGGATATGGCGCGGCTTAACCAGGGCATCGATAAGGACGGCGGCGGCGGTTCGGCGCGCAGGGTCGGCGTTCTTCGTCAGGCTCATTAGTTCCTGGATCGGCGGGCAGGCGTTCAACTTCGGGTTATGCTTCGGCATCGCGGTTAGGCCTTGGGCGTTTCAAGTTGGGCGCGGATCGCGTCAACGAAGGTTTGCAGCATTCGGCCCTGATGCAGCGCGGCTACCTTGGCTTCGTCAAGTTCCTGCAGCCCATCGCCAGCGCCCAGCCAGCCTTTGCGGCGCAGCAGTTCGGCGGCAACTTCCTGGGCCTGCGGCGTATTGATGCCAGCGGCGATGAACCAGGACGGCTTCGCGGCGGGCTGGACAACGGCGGCCTGCGGCTTCGGCGCGCTATGCTGGATCGGGCGGCTTGCGGCGTTACCATCATCTTCTGCTTCATCATCGCCAGCAACGCCCAGGATAGTCGCGATAGCGTAGCGCTTTAGGTATGTCATAGCGCTACCCTGGGCCTGCAGGTTGATGCCAGCGGCCTTGATGCCCAGCGTATCGAACTCGAAAATATGCCCGCTGCTGCCGTGAAGGATTTGTGTTTTGATGCTGATTCGTTCTTCGTTGCTGTTCGGAATCTGCAGAAGCGCCAGATCGTA